ATGGGAGGACAAGCAATGAAAATGGACGATGAACTGAGAGTGTATCGAGTCAAGGCCAATATTCGTGGCAAGGAAATGTACCTCGGTGAGGAAGGAGCTTTCTATCACAATGGGGATAAGGACATCATCTATTTTACAAAATATCAAGCAACCAGTATTGCTCTTTGCCTAAACAGAATAACCAAGACAGCGGATTTTTCGAGGAGCTAAGCAATGAACAAATATTGTCAAAAAGATTGCAAGCATAAAGACTATTGCAAATTAGATGAAGAACAGACAAAGAAATGTAAGGTCGATGCAAAGAAAGATGGAAAGATTTTGGGAAGGTCGTTTGATGAGATAAATGCAATGCAACATGGGAGGAAGCATGAAACCAGGTAAGCAGTTCGAAGCAGACTTCAAGGCAAGCGTTCTTCCCGATCAACTCTACCTAAGGCTGAAGGACGCAGGAGGGTGGTCAACATCTAGTGACCTACGCTTCACTTCCTCCAACCTCTGTGACTGTCTTGTGTTTTCTAGGCGCACTCTGTATCTCTTGGAACTTAAGAGCCACAAGGGAAAGAGTGTCCCTGCAAGCTGCCTAAAGCAAGCGGACAAGCTAGCGGATATTAATCAAGTAGGCACCATCCCTGCTTTTATCATCAACTTTCGTGATCAAAACGAGACATGGTTGATAGGTGCTGAGACGGTCAGAGAAGAGCTACAAACAAGAGCAAGCCTATCAATCGAGACTTGCAGGGAGTATGGGCTATGTATCCCACAGAGAAAAATGAGGGTGCATTTGAGATACGATTTATCAGTGCTATAAGCACAAAGGGGATTTTATGAACGAAGAAGCAAAAGCAGCGCAGGGTTTTATGGACGATTTGAGGTCAATCATTGGCAGGACTTACGAAATGGCTGTCTCCCTTGATAGGATAGTTGTAGACAGGAGGGAAAAGTATTTTGGTGTTGCATGCACCGATGTAAAGGGGGAAGCAATACCAGATAACATGTCTGGTGAAATGTTTGCATTGCTCAATAGGACAATGGAAATTATCGAAAGAGCGCAAAAGTATGTCTTGGAAGTTTAGTAAAACCATGGTATAATTTGTTACAAGCGCACCGTATCTTTTCGGAGAACGGAGGGAGTGGCCCACCATAGAAGGGCTGTAGGACTGTGGCGGAATTTGGTAGACGCTACGCGCGATGCAGAAAGTGCGGTGAAGGTCAAGCTGTGTTGATACGACCAAAACCATGCAGGTTCGAATCCTGCCAGTCCTAGATGAGCTATCGATACCTACGGGCCGGTAGCCTTGGTTGGGGAGTTGCTTAGCTTCTCCCCGACCATTTTTCTACAAGGAGGAATCATGACCATCAAGAAAATGCAAGACAAGGCGTTTGCCAATGCGCTCAAGCATGGCTTTCACCACAAGGGACAGAACATCGGGGAAATGCTCATGCTCATTGTCTCGGAGTTGGGGGAAGCGTTGGAGGCGGATAGGAAGGGAAAGCGTTTTGATCGGAAGGATACAGAATGGCTATCAATCTATGCAAACCGCAAGACTGACGATGATGCAGATACCTTCGACATGATGTTCATCGAGAAGGTCAAAGACACCTTCGAGGACGAGCTAGCAGATGTGGTGATAAGGGTGGCAGACATGTGTGGCTATCTTGGCATTGACCTGGAATCGCACATCAAGGCAAAGATGAAATACAACGAGTCAAGACCTTACAAGCATGGAAAGGAGTATTGAATGAGAAAGTTAGGCGAACAGTGGATTGAGGAGATTGATGGGAAGAAGCACATGGTGAAAGCAGTCAAACAGACCAACAAATGTAGCGGTTGTGTTTTCTGTACTTCTTATTGGTGCGGAGACCATATCCAGAGCGAAAGGGAATTTGATTGCTCAACTATGATTATCAAAGACCTTGGAATCCTTAATGAGGACGGATTGCTTCCTTGTCCTTTCTGTAAAGAGTATCCAGAACTAGTAGAAGAATCTGATGAGAATGATGAAGCAATCTACACTGTTGAGCATGAGTGCAGTGTTTTGATCGAAGCTGGTTGGTGGCATGACAGGCAACAAGCCATCGACGCATGGAACAGGAGGGTGTGATGAAAAAACGAGTTGCGGTTAAGGTATTAAAAAGAACGTTAAAAGCTATATCGCCAATAGGCTATTTACAAAATGACCCTTCATACAACAGCAATACTATTGGAATAGCAATAAGACAAGTCAATAAACTTAAAAGGAGGGTAAAAGCAAATGACAAAGAATGAGGTTATAGATGCATTCCAGAAAGCTGTCAAAGAAGTGGTAGTTGACTCAACATTGAAAACGTATAAGCAATCACTCATTGAAAAATGGCAAATAAAACCAATATATCTAGATACAAACATGAAACCAATCTAGGGGAGAGCTATATGATGGGAACAAGACAAAAAGCAAAGACAGGCGATGAATGGGATTTGTTGTATTGGCGTCATGCCTTTAGATACATGGAACGCAGCGCAAGCACGATCAAAAAGAGAATGCGGAGAAGGATACGCCACGAAGGAAAACAACTATGCCAATATCTAGATGTACAGAACCAGTAACGAAGGCACTTGTATATGTTATTGTGGGGACACCAGAAGACCTTGTTAAATGGTATCATAGGCATGGAAGGAAAGACTTCAAGCAAAACGGTAAATTAAGAGGACACGCAAACAGGCTATACAAAGATGGTGGTGTATATTTTGTTACTTGGTTTCTATGTGAAGACCATAAAATAGGCGTTCCGATAAAGACCATTGTGCATGAATGCTTCCATTTGTACGCTTATGTTTGTGGTGTTATGCAATCATCAGAATATTTTTGCATTAATGATTCAGATAATGAGGACGATGCTTACCACTTCGCAAACCTATATCAAGAGGTTGAGGATGGTGTACAGAAATGTTTGGATAGAATAGCAAGGAAGGAAAACAATCCTTGACAACTCACCAGCCCATGTTATACTGACTATAGTTTCTGGAATTCACAATTCATAGTAATGGACCCTAGATATTTAGCCTGTGCGGTATCTAGGGTTTTTCTGTATAGTTGACATAGAACCAAAAGGTGTTATAATTAAAGCATGGCTAAGAATGTAGGGTGCCCAAAAAAAGTCATTGATTATGATATAGTAAACAATCTCTGTAAGATTCAATGCACAGGTGAGGAAATAGCTTCTGTGCTTGACATTGATTACGATACGCTTAATGCAGCTATAAAGCGAGACAAGGGTATTGGATTTTCGGACTATTTTAAGCAAAAAAGAGGGAGCGGCAAAGCATCACTCAGGCGTAGGCAATGGAAGGCTGCTATAGAGGAAGGAAACACTACAATGTTGATATGGCTCGGAAAACAGTACCTAGGGCAAGTGGATAAACAAGAACACGAAGTATCCGGCAAAGACGGAGAACCAATCAAGGTAACATGGCAGAAGTAGGAATCCTTCATCAATACAAGCCATTCTTCACCGACCTCTACCGATACAATGTGGTATACGGTGGAAGGGGAAAGGGAGCTACTTGGTCTATTGCTAGGGGATTGTTGGTAGAAGCGATTGAAAAGCGTCACCGTATCCTATGTACCAGAGAGTTCCAGAACTCCATCAATGAATCTGTGTATTACACCCTTGTTGAACAGATAAGCATGTTGGGCCTTGATAAGCTGTTCACCATCCAAAAGACTTCCATTACTTCAATAACCGGAAGCGAGTTTATCTTCAAAGGTCTAAGGCACAATATCGACTCCATCAAGAGTATGGAAGGGATAACCAGGGTATGGGTTGCAGAAGCAGACAAGGTGCCACAGTCCTCATGGGACAAGTTGATACCCACGATAAGGGCAGAGGGATCAAAGTTCTATATAGACTTCAACACCGATACTGAGGACGACCCTGTTTATCGCATGTTCGTAAAGCACAAGAACAAGGACGCTTTTGTATTGTTCCAAACCTTCTTGGATAACCCATACTTCCCAGAAGTCCTCCGTAAGGAAATGGAGAACGACAAGGAATACAACTATGACAAATACCTTTGGGTGTGGGAAGGGAAACCTCGCAACTTCTCTGACTCTTGTATCTTCGCAGGGAAGTTTATTGTTGACGACTTCACAACCATTCCAGAACCGCATTATATGCACGGTGCTGACTGGGGATTTGCTCATGACCCTACCGCTGTTACCAGATGTTACGCACACGAGGGGTGCTTGTATATTGACGCAGAAGCATATGGAGTAGGAGTGGAGATAGATGACCATCCAGCTTTGTTTGATACCATCCCAACCACTCGCTCATGGCCTATCATCGCAGACAGCGCAAGACCGGAGCTTATCAGCTACATGAAGCGTCAAGGCTTTAGGATAAGTTCAGCAAAGAAGGGTAAGGGTTCTATCAACGCAGGGATAGAGCGCATAAGGAACTTCAAGAAGGTCATTATCCATCCTCGCTGCAAGCACACGATAGAGGAATTCAAGTTGTATTCCTACAAGGTAAACTCTACCACAGGAGACATCATGCCGATACCGGAGGACAAGTATAATGATTGCGTGGATTCTCTTAGGTACGCAACAGAGCGATATAAAGAGCGTAAACCACAGGCAGAAAATATAAACATGGGGGCACTCGGATTATGAGAGCAGATTTAATAGAGAAGAAAGGTAAAATGTATGTGCCCGATGTAGAGGGCTTCGCAATAGAATGTGACCACCTAAGGGAATGGGAATCCTATTACAATGGTGACCCTGCTGAGCTTAGGAAGATTTGGAATCATCGGGAAGCCTCGAGGATTAGTCCCAACAACTTTTCTCCATCCGGTTATCCAAGATACATCGTTGACATCATGGCTGGATACATGGGGAGCCCAGAATCCATCAACTATGTGGGTGAAGGCAAATACAAAGAGCTTATCGATGCGATCAATAAGAAGAACCATGAGAACACCCTTACCTCCAAGCAAATCAAGCAAGCTGGTATCTTCGGGAAATCATGCGAGCTGCATTTCATTGAAAAGGACGGAGAAAAGGTAATACCAAGGTTCGTTGACGTCTCCCCGATGCAAGTTGAACCAGTATACAGCACATCAATAGCAAAGGAACTCCTAGCGGTTATCTGGCAACAGGAAAACATGATGCGTGTGTATTACGCAGATAGAACCGATGTGTACACCAAGGTTGAAGGTGTTTGGGAATTTGACAAGGAAGTGAAGAACGATTATGGCATGGTTCCATGGGTCATTACCCAGAACAACTCCACCTCCACCCCGACATGGTTGTGTGTCAAAAACTATGTAGACATCATAGACGCATTACAGACAAACACCCTCAACGCTCTTGACCGACATGCTAGGGGAACGCTGATAACCTCCCTAGAAAAGACGGACGAGCTTGTCAAGAATCTATCCGCTCTCAATGCTGTCTTTGGCATGGAGAAGGGAGACCAAGGAAACGGGAAGGACTTCTTTGATTTTGTGGAACAGAACCTAGACCCAGACCTTCGGGAAGCGATGCTCAACCACTTCATCAACGAGCTTCACAAGATTAGCGGTATCTTCGACTTCACCAAGTTAGACCTAGGGCAAGACCCTTCAGGTACTGCTCTTAAATACCGCATTTATCCGATGGAACTCAAGGCAAGTGAGATTGTGGCATACAGGCAAGAAGGTCTTGAAAGACGCTACGAGCTGATAGACACTCTCATTGAATCCATGACGGTTATGGGGGTGAATACCAAGGTAGAGCCTTTGACCATCAAGATTGAGCGGAACATACCGGACAATGTGAAGGCCATCCTGGAAGAAAACAACCTCATGGCAGGGTATGTAGACAGCCAAACCTTGATAGAGCGTATCCCCAACATGGACGCTGAGGAAATCGCAGAACGCAAGGTTGCGGAGGCACCACAGATAGAGCTATGAGCATACAGAGCTTACAGACGCAAGCACATGAACTCACCGACAAGCGGATAGAGCAACAGGCAAGGGAAATCCTTGCGCTCTACCGCTCTGAGCGTGACTCCATCCTTTCCCTGCTCAAGACCACCTACGCAGAATATCTAGTTAACACTGATGTATCTGATTATTGGGTGGTCATGAACCAATACAAGCGTTTGGAAAAGCTCAACAAAGAAATGCAAGGTATCTTCTTGGACACCACCCGAAAGGCTTATGCACAAGTAAAACAAGGGCTGACCGATGTTGTGGAAGAGGGGTATTACCGGAGCAGATATGTAACAGAGTCCTTCAGTGGCATTCTAGGAATCAAGGAAACCGCACCCCTTCTCAATCCTCTTGTCACAGAGCTTGCGGTCACGGGGGATTTGGATATCTGGAAGGCTATCAGAAATGAACGACTCAAAGAGATTGCCCTAGGCATTGTACCCAAGACAGGCAAGACGCTCAAACAGATATTGGCAGACAATGCTACCGCTGACCTTACCAAGATACAGCAGACGGTGAAGCAAGGCTTTATCAGTGGGGTGAGTTACAACAAGCAAGTGGAGTCTTTGAAACCTATCTTTGCAAACTCCGCTTACAAGACCCAACGAGTAGTAAGGACGGAAGGGAACCGATGTTACAACGCAGGGGTGTACACCGAGTCCAAGACAAGCAATGTATCCAAGAAAAAGCGTTGGATTGCTACCCTTGACGACAGGACAAGAGACGAGCATGGGGCGTTGGACGGAACCACGATAGGGATTGACGAATACTTCCGCATTGGTTCGGATCGTGCGCTCTACCCTGGCAATTTTACCGAAGCTCGAAATAATATTAATTGTCGCTGCACAACCATTGAAATCATCGAAGGGTTGGAGCCGACAGTGAGAAGGGGTAAAGACCCAGTGACAGGCAAGTCTACAATCATCACTTACAAGAACTATGACAAATGGAAAAAAGAAGTAACCAAGGTTACTTAGATATAGAAGGGAGAAATCCCAAGGGAGCACAAAATGACATTAACAGAACTAGTAGCAAACCATGTATTCTCGAAGTTGACAACGCTCAAGGAAGGGAGTACACTAGAAGACGTAAAGAAAGAACTGGCGGGGTTGGATTCAACACTTTCGGGGCTTTCCGATGCGGAGAAGGTGAAGCTGTTCGAAGAGACCGCACCTTTGAAGTCTTACGTGGACGCAAGAATCAACAAGACGCTTGATACAAAGCAAGCGGAATTGAAAACAGAGTTCGATTCAGAGCGTCAAAAATTAACCACACAGTTAGAAGAACTAAGGGCAAAGGTTCCCATGGACGACCTCGAAGCGTTGAAAAAGGCTTGGTTGGAAGCTCCAGACAAGGATAAGCCTGCAAGGAAGCGAGATTATGAATTCGCCAAGATGCAAGCAGACCTTGAAACCCTTCGACATGAGAAGGAAGAGAGCGACAAGAGAGCAACCAGAGCGGCATTGAAAGAGGTAGCGCAAAAAGAGCTGGGCGACAGAAAGCTCCCTCCGTTTGTCAATCTCGATGCCTATCTTGGAAACGATGAAGCAGAGACGGTTGAGAGAATCAAGCAGGTATCAGCGCAGTACGATGAGTTCATGAAGAGTATCAAAGCCCAGAACGCTTCTAGCGACACACCTCCAGATGGAGGCGCACCAGACTTCGACCTTGCGGCTTCCATGAAGGCAGCAGGCACATTTTAACAGGAGATTTACATGAGTAATTCATTCGTAACCGCAAAGCTCATTGCAGAAAGAGCATTGCCTATTCTCAAGGATCAAATCAAGTTCTTGCCGCTTGTCAATCGGCAGTTCGACAACACCTTCCGTAAGGCAGGGGATACTATTCAGGTCATCAAACCTGCTCGCTATTCCACCGCTGACGGTTCGGCTTCCATTGCTTCGGCATACAATGAGGTTGCAGAAACCGCAGTAGAGGTACAGCTCTCCAATCAGAGAACCGTACCGTTCAAGCTGTCAAGCAAGGAGCTGACCCTCAATGTTGACGACCTTACCAGACAAGTTATCATGCCATCGGCTATTGCATTAGCGGAGAAGGTCAACAACTCGCTTGCTGCCCTCTACGTTGACATTCCTTATTATGTAGGAACATCCGGTGTAACTCCCGATGGATTGGACGACCTTGCGAACATCAACAAGATGCTCAACAAGAATCGTGCACCAAGGGACGGGAGAGCATTCCTCATGGACTTTGACGCAGAAGCAAAGTTCCTCCAGCTCGACAGCCTTGTGGAAGTTGACAAGAGTGGCACAAACACCGCTCTCCGCAACGCCGCAATCGGTCGTGTGTACGGTATGCTCTTGGCAGCTGACGCAGACATCCAGACCCACACCGCAGGTGGTTATGCTGCTTTGGCAGATGTGACCATTACCGCTGGCGCAGCTGGTGCAACCTCCATCAAGCTTGAAAGTACCGCCGGTGTTTCCACCGCAAAGCTGCTGAAGGGTGATTTGCTGAAGATTGACGACTACACCTTTACCGTGACAGCGGACACCGCTGCTGCTGTAGCCGGTGACATCGCCGCTGTCTCCATCTACCCAGCCCTTCCGGTTGCCTTTGGGGACTTCACCTCCGCAGCTGTAACCTTCCCCGATGTATCTGCTAGCGCACACGTAGCGAACATTGCATTCCAGAGAGACGCTTTCTGTTTTGCAACCGCTCCGCTTGCTCCGGCTGAAGGGGCTGAGTCCTACACCGTCAACTACGATGGTCTGAGCCTTCGGGTCGTAAGGGATTACGACATCGACAATGACGCAAACAAGTGGAGAATGGATATTCTCTACGGGGTAAAGACCCTGTATCCAGAACTCGCTGTTCGTGTCCTTGGTTAGTTTTCACAGCCCTGCCCTTCGGGGTGGGGCTTCATGGAGCGATTATGATTTGTCCATTTTGCAAGCAAGAGTATTCAGATAGTGTATGCAGGATTCACATTCCACGATGTGCAGAGAACCCAAAAAACAAGAAGGTAGCAGATGCTAAGCCTAAGCGAATTCAAAAGCCTACTGCAAATAAGCGGTGACACCTACGATGATTTGTTTGCCATATACGAGCCTGTCGTGGCTGATGTGGTTAAGCAGATTACAAGGGTGTCTTATGGGCTTACCTTCGATGTAACCTCAACGACTGATTCATACATTCTGGAATCCACAGAATCATTCTATGACGTATACGAAGGGGCAGAGGTGCAAGGGGACAACATTCCTGATGCTTCCATCTACTCTTTCTGTGAGCACAGTATCACCATAGACAAGAGGGCAACCGATAGTGGTAGCTTTACGCTCACTGTCTCCCCTGTTCCAAGTGCCCTTAAACTTGCAGTGGCTAAGATGGTTTTGTACGACATCCAAAGCTCTACGGTAGACAGCGCAAACCAGAGTGGGGTTACTTCAAAGAGCATGGGCGTACTAAGTGTTTCCTATGACGACAGCAACAAGATAGATCAAAACTGGGGCTATCCAAAAGCCTTGATTGCTTTGATAAAGCGATTCAAGCGAACACAGATTGATGTAGGGTCAATGCGCAATCCGTACACCAATACGACCAACAGGTATATGGTATGAAAAAAAGTGCACGAGGTTGAGTAATGTTCAGTAATATCCTATCCCATTTCAAAGACTTTCCAACCACTGACATCCTCTTCTACGCTCCGCTCTCCTCCTACAACCCCATGACGGGGGAAATGGAATCATCTTATGAATACGACTACAAGGTAGCCGCTCATGGATACCAGAAGAACGCTTTGAAGGGACTGCTCAACGAGAAGGTTTGGGACACCGTTGATAAGGTGTTTATCTTTGACCAAGGCTTCGCACCTCCACCGGAGAACATTATCTGGCACGATCAACTCTGGTACAAGATAGTCTTCCCCGACAATGTCGGCTTTGCAGGTAGTGTTTGTGTCATTGGCGCAGAGCGTATTGATACACAGGTGATTACCGATACCCCGCCAGAAGATTACATTGTCCTAGGCGATAGTGGGGGTATACTGTGAAGACCAAGATAACCAGAACAAAGCTGGTCAATGTAAAGAAGGCAGTAGAGCGTGCCAATGTAGAGACAGCGTTTGAATACGGCAGGGTCATTGCTTCACAGGCGAAGGTGCTTGCTCCTGTTGACCAAGGACAGCTTAAGAACTCCATCAGCGTGATAAGTCCTACCAAGAGTGCCCTACTCAACAACCGCTCTAGTGACAAGAAAGCACCACCGCTTGACAAGGCAGGGCTGAAGGAAAACGAGGTGTATGTAGGGTCGAATGTGGAGCACGCATACTTCCAAGAATACGGAACGGTGAAGCAACCTGCACAACCCTACCTTAGACCTGCTAAAGAGCTGGTGGATGGTGGTGATGTGGCGGACATTTTGAAGCGATACAGCCGAAAGGCAATGGAGGCAGAACGTGCAAACAGCAAGATTTAACATCTATGAGATTTTGAGCGTTGACACCTCTGTAACCTCTTTGCTTTCTTCATTCACCGTAGGGGCTACCACCTATCCTGCTATATTCAATAACCAGGTTATACCAACGCAATTCCAAGACCTTGAAAAGACCATACAGATATTCCCAGTCTCCAGCTTCGGTTCGGGGGATTATAGACCGCAGACCTTCCAAGTGTCTTGTAGGTCAACAAGTGAAGCGAAGGCTATAGAGATAGCACAGAAAGTATACGATGCACTCAATAGGGTGTTTTATGATGGATATATGCAAGCGGTCATACAACCACCTGCTTATGAGGATTACCACTGGCTTTGTCCAGTAGAAGTAAATTACAGGAGATAACGCAATGCCTAGACAGACAGACCAAGCGAATTATCAGTTTCCAGACGGTTTCCAGTTGGAAGTATCAACAGACAATGGGGTCACGTGGACTGACATCGGTATTGTAGCAGCAGGTGCTACAGCAACCCTTAACTGGGACGAGATTAGGCTTGATGCAGGCAACTACAAAGACCTTATCAAGAAAGCAAAGAACTTCACTTGTGCCCTTGCGCCATCGGCCTTGTGGAACTGGGACCCTGCAACCATCGTGAAGGTGTTTGATGGGATTCTCACCAAGACCACCGCAAGCACCCCTTCCGCTGGTGATGATTTGGACTTTGCAGGAGCCGACCATGTAGTTGACCTCTCAGACATCCAAGTCCGCATGACCCATTACAGTGATGCTTCCTTGACCACAGTTGACTGGCAGTTTACCCTGTTCAATGCCAACATGGACGCAGGGGCTTCCTTCAACTTCAAGGGTGTCAATGAGGATGGACTGGACGAGATTACCGTATCCTTCACCGGACGACCCGACCCATCAGATGGTTTCAAGCTCATGAAGCTCTTCAAGGCTTAGGAGGTATCATGCCTAGACAAACCGCTAGCAAACAATACATATTTCCCGATGGTTTTCAGTTAGCTGTGAATATCGGGGACGGATTCGAAGATGTGGGTCTTGTCGCTGGCGGGGCGACAGGCACACTCAACTGGGACGAGATGATTCTGGACGGTGGGAATTACAAGGACGTGATCAAAAAAACCAAGAACTTCTCCTTCCAACTCTCACCGTCTGCAATCTGGAACTGGGATTTATCCATCTTTGACAAAATCTTGGGTGGTGTAACCGAAATGTCAGCAGGTGATTTGGTCAACAAACCCAACCATGTAGCTGACCTTAGAAGCGCATCCTACCGCTTGACGCACTTCGATGGACAGGATAGCCATGTGGTGGTTGAGGACGATATTACCGCTTTGGATACTGACACAATCAATGACTTTGTCACTATCCCCAAGACGGTGTTTACCACTTCACTTCCATGGACAACCGAGATTGACGGATATGTGAATATTGCAGGAATGCACGAGGTACATGTCAGTGATGCAAATACGGTAGGGGCACAGGGACACTTTTACACCGATGCAACCAACCTGTATTTGATCGTGGCAAGCGGAACCTACACTGACCTCGCAGACGCAAAGGTCAATGCTTCGGGCGTATCGGTAACAGCGTTCAATTCCATTGAATGGCAATTCACCCTCTACAATGCGACATTGGACAGTGGAGCTGCTTTCAACTTCAAGGGAATCAATGAGGACGGGGTTAATGAGCTTACTGTAGGGTTCACCGCAGAACCAGACCCAGACGAAGGCTATCGGCTGATGAAGCTGTTCATAGCATAGGAGAGACTATGAGAGAGATAGGCATTGACCGACCACGATTTGACATAAAGGTATCAACACAGACCTTTACGCTCTACTTCATCCCTAACATTGCTAGGAAAAAATACATAGACTTCTGGGCTAGGGTTGAAGAGATGATGAAGGCCATGAAAATAAAGAATAAGAAGGAACGCAAGGAAATGGTCGATGCCATATCTTCTGATGATGAAGATGAATTGCTAAGGGAAATCATCCAGATTATCATGGAAGCTAATGGCTATGTCTACGATGCCGAATGGTGGGAAGGACATACCGATGCAGAGATGCAACTGGAATTTGTAAGGGCTGTCATAGAGAATGCAGACGACAGTAAAAAAAAAGTCATGGCAATGCTAAAAGCCTAGCAGAACTGGATTGGGATAGGCTGTATTTTGCACTCAAGAAAGAAGGTGTGGTCAACAACAAGGATGAATTCTGGAATCAGATGGACATCAAAGACTTGGAGAGCGCAGGAGCTTTCATCCCTAAAGAGATTTGGGACAAGTATATCTTGCGGAAAAAGCAGAAAGTAACGGTATCACCAAGGGATTACACTAAATGAGAATCATAGAGCAATTAGTATATAAAATCACCGGAGACAACACAGGCTTTGACAAGTCAATCGACGAGAGCGAAGGCAAGGTAACAAAGTTTGGAGGTGTTGCTGACAAGATTTTTGCAGGTGTTACCGTTGCCGCTATCGCAGCTTCAATCAAGAAACTTGGCGATTTGGCTATAGCAACCTCAACAGCTCTTGATCGTGTCGATAAAATGTCCCAGAAAATCGGTATCAGCAGAACAGCATTCCAGGAGTGGGATTTTATCCTTTCCCAAAGTGGTGCGAGCGTAGATGGGTTACAGATGGGGGTGAAAACCCTATCCAATGCCGCAGCTGAAGCCAAGGACGGGGTAGCCGAATACAAGGATGAGTTTGACAAGCTAGGCATATCCGTCACAGATGTTGACGGGAAGATGAAAGACCAAGAAACCTTATTCAATGAGGTTTTTATTGCACTCTCCGACATGGAGAACCAGACCGAAAGGACAGCAATCGCAAACCGACTCCTAGGCAGAAGCGCAACAGAGCTTTCCCCTGCTTTTAATGCAGGTGGGGACGCCATAGAAGAAATGCGTACACAAGCGCATGAGCTAGGGCTTGTCATGGGAGACGAGCTTGTAGACCAAGGCGTAGTACTGACCGATAATATCGACAAGCTGAAGCGTGCATTTGCAGGATGGAAAAACCAAGCAATAGAACCCATCCTAGGGGTAATGGTCACACTTTCTGATAAGATGTTGGGGCAAGATTCATCTGCAATAAAGCTAGAAGAATCTACCCTAAACCTTGCAGAGTCCATGCAAGCGTACAAAGATGTAACCGAAAAGCTAAACGATCCCATAGGGAATCTTACCGAATCAGAAAAGGCTCTGCTAGAGATACAACAACAGCGTATCAATCTACAGGTAAATCGAGCGATTGCTGAGGTAGGTAAGAACTACGAAGATACCCAAAGAAGTATATCCAACCTCAAGCGTGAGGAAGAGGGGTATCAAAAGACAATAGATGAATCGCTTGCCATTATCAATAGCTACAGCGAAGAACAGCGTGAAGAGATAGATAACTATCAACAACAAACAAGCCAAATAACACCGCTCCTCCGTGAGAAGAAAAAGCTGAAAACAGCACAAGAGAACCTAGAAAAAGCACAGCTTAAACTCCTTGAAACCCAAAGCGACCTCATTGAAGAGAACGCTTCTTTTGAGTCAAGCATATTAACCATAGCAAATGCAGTCATTAACGGACAAGTTGAAATATCCACCCTTGCTAACATCAATGAGAACTTCGCAGAAAGCGTAAGGCTACAGGTAGAGGAATTACAGGCAAGAGACAAGGCACTGGCAAACGCAAAGAAGGAGTTTGAAAATCTCAAAGGAGCCACTGATGCAGAACTTAAAAATGCAGAGGAGCTTCTAAGGCTGAATGGTGAGAACACCTATTCTACGGAACTTCTCCGGCTTGTTACAGAAGAGCTTACAAAGCGCAGGGAAGCGCAGACACAGGCAGATGCAGAAGCGGTAAAGAAATCAGAGGAGCTTGAAGCGCAAAGACAGGCAGAAGCGGACGCCGCAGTAGAAGCGTTCAACAAGGAATCAGAAGCGAGAAAATCGGCATACGAGAGCATGGAAGAATCTCGCATGACAGACAAGGAAAAGGCTTTCAAAGCTATCCAAGACCAAGCTGATGAATATCTCAAAGCAGGGGTATCTATCAAGGAAGTTTCCGAATGGCAAGCGGAACAGATAGCGAAATACCGAGAGGAAGAAACTGCTAAGGCCAAAGAGGAAGCCGATAAGCAAAAAGCTCTTGAAGAAGAAAAGACCGCTAAGGTAAAAGCTGAAACAGATGCTAGAAACAAAGCTATCCAAGACAGCTACAACGAGCGCACACAAAGCATGTCTGACGCTTACAAGCTCTTGGACTCTTATAGGCAATCGGACTATGACAAGGAAATGCAATCGATACAAGAACAGGCAGACGCATTTCTTAAAGCTGGTGTTTCAATTGTAGATGTTGCAAAATGGCAGAAGGAAGAGCTTGCTAAACTCAATGAAGAACAGGCAGACAAGGCAAAGGAAGAAGCGGAAAGGGCAAGAGACGCTTGGATAGATTACGCATTTGATGTGGGTGGTTCTATCGCTTCAATGTGGTCTTCAATCAATAAGGTCCAGAGCAATGCACATGAATCAGAATTGCAACGGATGGAACAGGAAGGAGCCACAGAAGAAGAGTTGCAAGAAGCCAAGAAGCAATTTGCAATAGATGATTTGAAGCGTAAGAAAGCACAAGGCACATTCCAAGCGATTATTGATACTGCATCAGCAGTTATTGGGTTCCTTGCTAATCCTGGAGGTTTTGCAGGTGTTGGATTGTCAGCAATGGCAGTAGGGACCGGAGCGGCGCAGATTGCCGCAATCCAAAGTGAACCACTCCCATCCTTCAATGTCGGCTCCATCCGCATACCAGACGACACACAGGCGGTAGTGCATAGAAATGAAATGATACTTCCTGCACCTATCGCAGAGCAGGCAAGGCAAGAGGGCGTAACCATTGCTCCGAGCGGCGGAAACACTAGCACTCCCATACATCTTGTGGTAGAATTGGATGGAAGGGTGATAGGGGAAACTACGGTAAGGGGAATCAATGCCGGACAGTACGGAAGAATATCAGCGAGGGTGGTGAAATGATATTAGCATATGACAACAAACTGAAGGACGCAACGATAACCACAACGAGCGAGAATGCCAACTACCCACTTACCAACATTATTGACCCATGGAAGCGCAAGGTATACCGCACCGCTGACGGGGTGATAAGCGCAACCATTACCGTAGAGTTTGGTAGGGACGTCACGATCAATTCGTTCTTCATAGCCTACCACAACACTACCGCTATAGAGGCCAGATTCTACGACCTAGCCGATACCCTCTTGGACACATGGACAATCACCAACAATAGGGCACATGGGGAGGTCTTGGCATACAAGGCAGAGATTGAGCTATCCGCTCCGGTCACCCTCTACGTGGGGACAATCTTCCTAGGTTCTTCGCTTCAGTACGACAAGGAAGCCGACCAAGACATGCCGATGAACAGCACCGATGTTGCAACCTTCTCCAGCGATTACCAAGTGGCAGGGAGACGGGGAAGCGTTCTAAGAAGTGGCACGGTATCCATCCCCATTCTGTCATACTCAGAGCGTGAAGCATTAGAACAAGCCTTCATTGCTTGTGGTTTGATTGTGCCTTTCTTCATGGACTTGTGGGAATCCTCCCCAACCATGTTCTCACCCCTCTATGGGGTATTCACTTCATCCCTCTCAGTAACCCACCGCTATGATGGGGATGATGTATCGTTTAGCTTTACGGAGGTCAATTAATGGCAATAACCAAGATAACTGCACCTAGCTCAATTCCTGCAACCGTGGCAGACTACCAAGCGCAAAACTCCCACCTCATGGCTTTCATCAGCCAGATAAACTCACAAGCCTTTATCCTTAGTGACCCAAACGGGACGGTAGAACCCACGATAAAGCAAGGGGCGTATATCTCCCATGGAGGAAGCCTGTACATCGTGGACACCGCAGACGCAACGATAAGCGGAACACCATCGGACGGTACGGTATACATCAGAGTGAGCGGTACAGACACCCTCACAGCAGAATATGTAACCGACATATCATCCTACGCTTGGAACAGTGCGTACAACGCCATGATAAGCGGTTCCTACACCCTCCTACCCTATATGCTTGTCAAGAGTGGCACAAGCTATACAAAGTACCGATTTGAGCAACACAAGCAATCCCTAGGGACATTCAAGAGCTTAAACGTAGCAGACAACATCACTCTTGGTGGAACGGTAGATGGACATGATATAGACAGTGAACTTGACACATTGAACGGTCGTGTAAACCAAGGAGTCAAGACAACCGACTCACCGACCTTTGCAAATTCTACGATTGGCGGACACAACATTGACAGTGAGTTGGATACACTCAACTCTAGGGTTAATCAAGACCTCAAGACTACTGCAAGCCCTACGTTTGCCTCTGTAAACACCGGACATGGTGCAAATGAGTTGTATCCAATGAACCAAGATGTAAGTACTACTGCAAAGCCTACGTTTACAGGGTTAATATTATCTACAAGTACAGAAGGCTCATACAGTATAGGGGCTGGGAGTAGTTGGGTTATACCAGCAGGTATATATGTAGTAGAAAGTATTGCTCTTGTTGGATATGAATTTTATTTAAGTGGTTCATGGGTTCCTGTAACAACTGACCAAGCTAAGAAAACTATTTTTTCTGACGGTACTAATTTTAGATTGCACAACACAGACTCTTCTAGCAAAACAGTACGATACCGCAAATTTTCATAAAGGATACACATGTACACAGTAGTAGAGATAGACAAGACATCGGCATTCACAGGCACCTTCACCCCATACACCCCATTCGTGTATTCTTCTGTCGTGTCTGGTGTTGTTGCTTCCTACTGGACGGATACATTTGGTGCTGACGGGACATACCCTACCACAATAACCAATATCACATCAGTAGTGCTCGCTAGCATCTATGACGTACAGGCTGTTGACAGTATCGCTGGTTGTGTATCCCAAGAGAATAGCTTTTATTTTGACTATGATACCCAAATCCTCTATATCCATTACCCTCATGACTGGACACCGGATAGCGTAATTGAGTTAACAGGTGTTGCCTACGGATTCACCTCTGATACGGTGAGATGCTTCCGCAACCAACTCTACCGTCCTTTGATCAAAAGCATTCCATCACTATCAGACCAAGCAGACCCTCTGCAATATGGAATAATGAGCTTTGGGGGTGGTACGGTTTCCCTAGTCAATGACAACGGGCTTTTTGATGTGGACGAGAAGCTCTACGGTAACATCCTAAGAATCAAGATGGGGGACGAGGGCGATACCTATGATGATTTAATCCTCATGTTCACTGGATACATTCGGGACTATACCCTCACCACAAGCGAGTTTAATGTTGAGGTTGCGGACAAGAGGGAGCGATTGCAGGTAGAGACCCCTAGCCAAGAGTTCACCGTTCTGGACGCTTACGACACCACAGACGGATGGGAGACAAGGAGCGAGTTGCTACCCGATGGATACGGGGACGTCATACAGGTTCCAGCGTATCTCGTGGACGATGATGTTGATATTACAGAGCTACAGTTTGACGGTGTTGATGATTATGTTGACCCGAATTTAACAATTCCATCTTCTGTATATGGTGGAGCTTTTACCTTGTATTGTGAATGCAAAATCAAACCAACTGCAACACCAACCTCTGTGATAATCGGGAATAGGTTCCAAAGCGAACCAGAGTATAATTTTGTAAAGATAACGCCTACACAAGTGGAATATGCGGCAGAAAATGTTTTACTGAAAACTGCTGACTTCGGTCTTATACATGATATATGGGAATCAATCGGTGTTACCTTTGACGGAATTGATTTGAAAGTATACAAAAATGGATCGCTTTTTTCCAGCGACACAGTAACACAAAAAATGCTCATAGATGTTCCATTCTTTATTGGAGCAGATGCTTTTGGTGATGTGGATGAAACGGTAGATGGAAGCATAAAGAATGTGCTTATATACTCACGGTCTTTGGCAGCACCAGAAATGCAAGACCTGTATGAAGGTATACCTGTTGCAAGCAATTTAATCCATGAATGGCTTTTACAAGAAGGAACAGGCACAACCGCTACTGATTCAGCAGGGACTAATGACGGGACAATATACGGTGCATCATGGCTCGTGCAAGAAGGTGTACTCTTTAGATGGGGAACGGAAGTAACATCCATAGCACAGTGCTATACCTATAATGAAGGTATCTTGAAGAAAGTAAGCCATACAGGGTTCTCGTCTGACGGTACTTTTGCCTTGTCGGAAACTGATGTTGCACGTGATGGTATTGATATTACACAAGGCGCAAAAGCGGTCTATGTCACCGGACGCATGAGGGATTACAGCAATCCTGGGGATATAATCGCAGACCTCAATTCTAGGGTGAATGGGATAGCCTACAACGACAGCAACTACAACACCACCGAGTGGGAAGCGGAGAAAGCCTACTTGGATGATGTGTATCTCTACATGGACGAAGCGAAGAAGGTCTACGAGTGGATTGAGCTGATTCAGAACGGTTGTAATTGGGGTTTTAGGTATGAGGACTTGGAGAGAATCACCCTAAGACGTGACGATCCGAGCAGAATCATATCGGCAACCATCAACGCTATTGACATCCGCAACTCCGACATGCCTGTTCTACGCAACGCCGAGCTATACGCTTCATCCTGCAAGGTCAAGTATGCCAAGAACCATAGGACAGGAAGGTATCAGTATACCGAGAACACCGATTACAAATCAGACGTCATAAACGAGCATCACATAGAAAAGGTACAACAATACGAGAGTATCCTAACCTCACAGACTGACGCAGAGGAAAAGGCTCTAAGGGTCATGCAAGATATATCTGTTGTACGACCCATCATAACGCTTCGGGTGGACGCAAAGACCTATCCCACACCGAGAATTTATGACATGGTATCGGCTACGGTATCACTGCTCACCCAAGGCAACATCATCCCTTCCCTCTGGACATACTTGCTAGGGGATACAATCGGGGTTTTGGGTGACGCTAACGGGGTTATTGGTGAGGTATATGACGAGACCTTTACAGAAGCGTATAGCTATGATGATAATGTACGTGAGTATTTTGGGACACTGACAGGGCAAGTCATTGGGATACAATGGCTACCGGATAGCAACGAGATTGAGCTAAGGCTAAGGAGCAGATAATGGCAGTATTGACAGATGCAGATATTAAGCGACCGTCACAGAGGGAATATATCACCTCCCTAGAAGATGATGATGTTTTTGTCATGGAAGATGTGTCGGAACAGAAAATCAAACCGATAACCAAGACCAACGCAAAGGCAACCCTTGGGATTACTGACGCAGAGGGCATGCTTGCAGACCATGAGACTAGACTCGACACACTTGAATCTGATGATACCACAGAAGGCTCAGTAGCCAAAAGTGTCAAGGATGCTGTGGACCCGATTGATACAAGGGTGTCACGTTTAGAAACCCAATCACTGCAAATATTTGGTTTGGAATGGGACAATGACACTGATACATACACACGTACTGACATGGCTGTAGGACTGAATTTCGGAACTCCTGATGGAGTGAATGCCATTGCATCAGACTTTGACAACTACTATCCATGGAAGGGAATCAAGCAGGTAAAGGTGGATAGCAATAAGAACATTTTGGCAGAACTTGGAGATAGTAATTACTCTTCCGTAGACGGTGAGTATATGACACTCATTCCGCAATTTTGGTTCCAAGATTATATCGATGTTTACAACGTCCGTCATATTCGTATAGCCACACAGCCTGTAGTTGGATTTTACCCAGCATGGTTGGATAAGGATAGCAATCCTGTTGAGTACCGTCTTGTTGGTCGTGTTCCTGCTGGATACGATACAGAGTTGCGGTCAAAACCGGATATGGGAATTGAAGTAAATAGGACGTACACCTCATTCATTACTGCCGCATATGCAAAGGGTGATGGTGGCTGGTGGCTCGATGATTCTGCGACTCGTCATAAGCTGGGATTGCTGATGGCAGTGGAAGCTGGAGACTGGGACCAGAAAGCAAAATTCGGGCAGGGAATCAACTCCGGCATGCCATACGGTAGCGGTAGCGAATTTGTATGTTCGGTCAGCCAGACTGGTGCAACCAGCATCATCATTCCGAATGCAGGGGCTACCAACATGTATGTTGGCATGGTCATGCAGATTGGAACTGCATATTCAAACAACAGCGTTGCAGCAAACCGAAAAATCACAGCGATTGCCGATTATGACGCATCGAACAAGAGAATCACCGTTGATGGAGCGGCTTTCGATTCTACAGCCGGCACAACCTCAATTGTAAGTTGGGGACAACCGGTTCCATCATCCCAGATTGACGCTCTGGGAGGTGGCTCAGGTTACATCCTGCAATTCGGCAGTGAAGCACGATCCCACGTATCCTATCGGGGCATCTGGGACCTCTGGGGCAATGTATGGTCCTTCACCTATGGCTTTGCCCGATACAACGGTGCCTACTATGTTTGTTTTGACCAGAGCAAATACAATGTTACCGACCCACGCTCTGATGCGGGTTGGATTTACACAGGAGATGGAGAGTATTTTGATGGCAATGGCTATCAGCTTACACGTAAGCCATTCGTGACTGACCAAGGCTCTGTTGACTATGTAATAGTGATAGGAGGAGCAGCAGGCTCTGGAACGTTCTATGCAGCATATGTGTACAATTTCACTGCTACATACGACGGTGTCCGCATTTTGCTCTCCGGTGGCCGCTTGAACAATGGTGGCAGTGTTTCCCTCTTCTTCTGCCTTGGTAACATTACGCCGGGGAACTCCGTCCACGACATCGGGTCCCGCCTTATCGGTTAGTTCGGGGGTGCAGGGGTGCGCAACCCCTGCCCTGTCGGTTTTTGAACACAAGGAGATACACAAATGAAAATGTTTGTTGATACAAGGGATACAGAATTTATATTTGGTAATGTTCGAGAGGTTCGTGGGAATTTCATCGAACATATAACAGAAAACGGAATTTCATATGAGTGTGACTATTACCGTACATATGGAAGCGAGACATTTGAAGAGTTGCATCAGAAAGCAGAAGCAGAAAAGGCTCAAAAATCACTTAATAAAACTGATTGGGTAGAAGTTCAACTTAACCGTTATGCTTTAGTATATGGAATAGATTCAGAAGAATACAAAGAAAAACTTGATTCACGCAAGGCACTGCTTGCACAACGAATGGAATGGGAAGAAATAGTGAGAGGCGACCTAGAAGCACGTGTGCTTGCGTTGGAGAGTGTATGAGAACAATCAAATTTATCTACAATAAACTCATTAACCACATCGACAAGGTCGCACATTTCGCCATCACCTATGGAGTGGTCTATACACTCGCAGACAAGTGGGACGTAAACGGAGCAATCGCTGTTGGTATCCTAGTAGGAGTGGCAAAAGAGATATGGGACAAGTTGCGATATGGCAAACTCAGTGTGGCTGATTTGATTGCAGATATTCTGGGAATTGTGGTTGCATGTACGGTTTTGGGGGTGTAAGATGATACAAGAGTTATTGGTAGTAGGATTGGGATTCCTACTCGCATCGAACGGATTTCTGATGTATATGATAAAGAAACGAGACAAGGTAAGTACTTTGGTTAAGCTGAACAATCGGCAAGCAGGGCAGATACACATGCTCACAACCGCTATTGGTGCGGTGCTTGAAGCACAGGAAAGCCTTGTCGATGCCTTGCATGAGAAGGGTGTCTTGAATGGCAATGCAGAGCGCACCAAGAATAAAATCCGTACAGCAAAGAGCACCATTGATGAGTTTTCAAGGAAGGTTTGCAAAGAGCAAATCTTGATGGAGGAATAATGGCTAAAAATCTAACACTAGCGATATTGGCGATAGGGTTTATCATGGGATTAATCGGCTCATGGTTTGAAGCGTTCGACATGGAAAGTTATGTGAATTTCTTGAAGGGCTTTGCACCACTATACATGACCCTCATAGCTTCCATCGGGGCAAATTCGGCCTTGGAGAAGTACAAGGAAAACAAAGATGTTAAATAACCTGTGGAATCTTCTAGCTCCAATTCTCACACCTTTCCTTGCTGTCATATCTGGACTTCTCTTTATATCGTTCTCATGGCAGAAGCACAAGACCAAGAAGGCTGAGAAGAAGCTGGAGGACAAAGAAAAAGAGCTTGCAACCAAGAAAGTCAAGGAACTGGAAACCGAGACCGTCAAGGAAGCAGTGCAGCACGAAAAAGAAATAGATCAAAAGGAGGTGGAGAATGAACAAGCAATCCAGGAGACACAAGACGACAGCGAGACTCTTGACGCTATCAATACTATGCTTGATAAGTTTAACCGTAGGGTGTAAGACGGTTCCACCACCCTCAATCACCCCGTACTCCGAGCTTGTAGCACCACCCGAGCGACCCTACCTTGCACCAATAGAGACCATCAAGGACGCTGGCATAAGGCTCACCAACACCCTATCCCACATCGAAAAGCAAGAGGTGTATATCAAGGACATGGAAGGGTATTACTTGGAGGTCATAGAGATAATAAGCAGGTAGAAATATCTGCTTTTCTTTTACCATTTCCCTTGATATATTTTACTACTAGCTATATACTGTAACTACCAAAGGAGCAAAGGAGATAATATGACAAGACAAGAAGTAGAAGAAAAAATGGCTACGTTCAAGGTAGACAAGAACAACACAGTGAAGGGGAATCACACCACCTACATCATCAACGACTTTACCAAGATAACGGTAGGCGATTATTCCCTAGATATATTTATTGCACACTATGGGCCGAAAGGGATGTTACATTTGATCGTCACAGGCTACCAGCTCACCGACATAGCAACCATTGATACAAAGGTGGTCAGCGGGAAGCTCTGGATAGGTACAGAGACATCTAGCGGTTCGCTTATTGACTTGGGGGAAGTATGATAAAGGTATACAAGGATGGTAAGTACGACTCAATGTACAACACCAAGAAGGAAGCCTACGAGTACTTGGGACTCTCACCCTACACCCTCAATATCTATCTATCAACCGGAGAGAGTTTTGATGGTTATACGGTCAAGACGGACGATAAGCCACAGAGAATAATGATATTCTACAAGGGCAAGAAGGTTAAGGTGGTGAAGAGTATCCTTGATGCAGAGAAAGAAACAGGTATCAAGGTGTACCGAATTAGGAATCTTATCAATGTAGGGGACGAATATAATGATTATTCCTTTGACTATGCTTGACACATGGCGTATAAGGTGTATGATTTAGGTATCTTTCGTTTCATACCTCCTTTTTGCCCTGCTTGGTTTTCCTCCTTTTCCAGGCAGGGCATCTTTATGCCAAAATACTTCTATTAATATCAACTATTCCCTTGACAGAATTTACTACAGGGTGTAACATTAGGTATCAGCTAAGAAAAAGGAGACCGATATGGACGAATACGAATTGGATATGATGGAAGCAGAAAATGAGTATCTAGGATTCAGCCCTAAAGAATCACAGAGCAGCTATGACCCTTGCGAACACTGCTCTGGCGAGGATTGCATGTGCTGTGAAGTGTATCTGGAAATGCGTGCTGAGCAAAGAGGATACTAGAACCCTATCCCCTCTTCGGAGGGGGTATTGCTCAAATCCTTACTGAGGATTTAGGCGATACTTAAAGGAGACCGATATGAGAAATTTCACAGAGAATGAAATCATGCAGAGAGTATTGGATTGGGGTCTTGACCCAGACAGTGATGAGGACTTTTACACAGCAAGAGAAAGCCTTTATTGCGATAATGGCGGAGTTGCTGTTGACGCTTATAATGATGGTGTTATCTGACCTCAACTTAATCAAGACAAGGAGGACTGATGGAAAAGATACTAGAGTACAACGGAATCGAATGGCTTGTAGGCTACGATTGGGACGATGATGCACGTACAAACATGGAGATACACACAATCAAAGTGGGTAACTCTCCAGACCTCTACGAGCATCTTCTAGCGGAAACGGTGCTAGCTCTATTCAAGATGCTAGAGGATTCGTTTAAAGATTACTAATCCACAATGGGTTGCGTTGACTAGGCGCAATCCTCGTGCAAACAGGAGCGTATTATGACTTATGAGGAAAGTTACGAGACATTTACGGATGCTGAATCATTAGCAAAGGAAGTAATTCGTGATGTATGGATTGCATCATTGTTTTCTTGTTCGGATAGGCATAAAGTTATCATCAAAGCTGCTGAGAAAGTTTTTAACGAAAAATTCCCAGACTTTGAAGGATTAAAAACACTATTAAGTGACCTTTAATTGGGAGGGTATTGGCATGAAGGTTATTAAAGGCAAATCAGTCAACGGGGTTTCTCAACAACCTTGTCCACATTATTTCAAGAGCTACGATGTGCGTATCGGGTCCACGTGGTGCAAGCGTTGCAAATTCTTTGCAGGTTATTCAACAACCAGAGGTGAGCATGACCAGCTTACCGGAACTTATGATATAGAGGTAAAATGCAATGCAGAGTAACACCATCCACGAAAGAGTACAGAGGGCAGCTCATGGCTTCACCCTAGAATCGTACAAAGTATTCAAGGACATCGGGAAAATCCTACTGACCTTCAATCTTGGATACGATTCCAGAGGGGAGATGATGCAAGCAGAGAAATTGGTAGAATTGGAGGAACAATGCCATACAAAAACAAAGCGATCAAGAAATCTTGGAACAAGCGGTACTACAGGACCCACCCAGAACGCTACAGGGCAGAACAGGCGGTAAGGGACGCAAAGCGCAACGGTACACTAATACCACAGCCTTGTGTGGTGTGTGGAGCAACCAAGACCGAAGCGCACCACAAGGACTACTCACGACCTCTTGATGTAACATGGTTATGCAAGCACTGTCATAGGTTATTGCACAATGGTAAGATTGACTTATGAGGGGTAATAGTGTACACTGTCTCTAGGTTCGGAACATGAGGTAACACTTCCACTTACCCCATGTGCTGAAAAGCATGTGATACAGCCTTAACTGTTCATTCCGTGGAAGCCCAGAAATGGGGGAATGAGTGGTTAGGGCTTTTGTTTTTCATAGGAGTAGCATATGACGGTTTATGGATTCGATTTTATTAAAATGGATGATGGAGATTATGTTCTTTCCAACAGGGTTGATGATGAAATGTTCATTGTACTTAGTAAATATGACATCAGAATGTTGAATGAAATAATTGATAAAGAACTTGCAAAGGACAATGAGAATGAGTAATAATAACGGCACGATTATTCGTATAAAAAATAAAACGAGCAATTTTACTATTGTTGCAAATGAGGCATTTCAGCGTTCAGACATTTCCGCAAGAGCTAAGGGAATATATGCCTACATCATGACCTTGCCGGATGATTGGAAGCTCTATAAATCAGAGCTGTACAATCACTTCACAGAAGGTATCACTGCAATAGATACAGCTTTCAAAGAGCTTGAAAAACTTGGATATATCACAAAAGAAAGGTGTAAGGGAGAAGGTGGTAAATTCTCTGGATGGGACTATACAATCAGTGAATCGGTAAAGAAAACCGACCCTATGGAAAACCGACTTTCGGATAAACCGAAATCGGGCAATCAACAGCTACTAAGTACTAACTCTTCACAAAGTACTGATAAACAAAGTACTGATAATATATATAGTGAAGTTTCCGAGGAAATAATTTCCTATCTCAATGAAAAGACTTCATCAAGATTCAAAGCAACCAAAGCACATAAAGGATTCATTAATGAAAGGTTAAATGAAGGATTCACGAAAGAGGACTTCTTCACTGTCATTGACAAAAAGGTCAAGACATGGAAAGGCACTGAGTGGGAGAAATACCTAAGACCTTCAACGCTCTTTAATGCTACGAAATTCCAAAGCTATCTCAACGAGAAAGGATTTTCAAAAATTCAAGGCAACGATGTATCACCGGAACTCCAAGCAAAGGGCGTTTTTAGAATTGAGAACGGTAAGTATTACACCGAGCATGGAACAGAGTTTGATCCATTCAAGGAAAAAGGGGAGTGTCCATTTTGAAAGCAAAATCAGCAATTGAACAGGTATTCATGAATCTGCAGGCAACAAGGGAAGAAGGCGATTATATCAAAGATGATATATTGTATTGTGGGAAATGTCACACACCAAAGCAGCTCAAGAAAATCTTTCTAGGGACAGAGAAAACCTTTGGGTGTATGTGCGATTGCCAAGCGGAGGAAGTGTGCAACCAGGAGGAAGCGGACAGGAAGAAAAGGCTTGTGGAGCGTATAGAGCTGAACAAGGCGAATTGCTACAATGATGTTTCACTTCTTGAAAACACATTTGAAAAAGACGACAACTCACTTCCCACAATAAGCAACGCTTGCAAGAAGTATGTAGAGCACTTCGAAACCTTCTTAGGAGAGGGTAGAGGGTTGTTGTTCTATGGATTGGTTGACGGGGGAAAGACCTTCTTTGCCAACTGTATCCTTAACACTCTTCTTGACCAAGGCTATAAGTGCAAGGGCACTTCTTTTCCAGACCTAGCAAGTAAATCCTTTGCTGACTTCGACAAGACAGAGTTCTACACCTCTTTCAATTCTTATGACTTATTGCTTATTGATGATATGGGGACGGAGCGGAGAACGGATTACATGCAAGAGGTTATTTATGGGGTTATCGATACTAGATACACCGCAAAGCTGCCGATGATTATCACCACGAATTTATCACTGGAGGACATAAAGAATCCAGAGGATATATCCAACAAGCGTATCTTTTCAAGGATTCTAGAGCGTTGTCATCCTATCGAGATAAAACAGACAAAGCACAGGCTGAAGAATGGGCGCAGCGATTTTGTCAAGACGAAAAATATTCTAGGTATCTAAAAAGGAGCAGACCATGATTGATCTAAAAATCGGCACCAAAGTAAAAGTAAACGGGAAGCATGGGGTAGTTAAGGACAGCACCGCTATTCCATGCACACAGATTCTCTGCAATCACTGTATAGCACAAGGTGTTTGTGAGAGATTAGGAATCGCTTGCATGTCCCACGAACGGAAAGACAAAAAAGATGTGTATATCTGTGAAATACCGATTGACAAATAATACTATAGGGTGTAGTATTAATTATCAAAGGAGATACAATATGAAATTCAAAGCAATCGAATGGAAGCAGGAAACAGGTACTAGGGAACATGCAGATTTAGCTTTCGAGCTTGAGGTTGATGTTTGGGACTACAATAATGTATGTGTCTGGGCGATTGGTGATAAACATAACACTTATGCAAAAGGTAGATGCAAAACAAGAGAACAGGCAAAAGCAAAGGCTGAAGGAGCATTTACCGAGTATGTGTGTAGAAATCTAGAAAAGTGCATAGAGCAATAAGGAGGACTTATGATTTACGTATTTACACCAGTTTATGATTATGACGAAACAAGAGAAGTATTCGAGTTTGAAAATATTGATAAGGCAATATCTTTCATTGATGAACATCTTAAACAAAACAAAACAGCAAGTTTCCATAACGGACCAGATGATTACATAGTAGTGGAAGGCAGAAAGATAAAGTTAAAGGCAATCGAATACGCAAGCAAGGTTGTTGTTGGATAGCAACACCAAGCACCTCTTTGGATGGGGTATTTTTCCAACCCATCCAGTGGGCTGAGGTAATGCAAAGGAGAAGCATATGACAGCGATCAAATCAATTAGTTTCGTGGCTGGTTGGATTATCACCGCAAGCATTGGGATTTGGGCTATGGCTCTATATGGGGCTGTTATCGCATTAGGAATAGGGAGGACATTATGACGTTAGAGAACACAAGCGGAATTGTACCGGAAAACAATCTGGTAATGTTGGTTTATGGGAAGGGGGGAACAGGTAAGACAACCTTTGCGGCTACTGCTCCACGACCTTTGATTTTAGACTTCGAGAACGGTACGAAATATCTTGGTTCACGTGGGATTAGTGCCGATGTAGTCAGATTAGACCATTGGCTCAACAGTGGGGACAAAAAGGACTTGCTGAATCTCTTGAAAGACCACGACACCATTGTTATTGACCCACTTGGAGAAGCAATGGACAAGCTCATTGACTCACCAGAAATCAAGGGACCGAAGTACCGCACCGGAGACGGTGGACTCACCATGGCAGGATGGGGTGAGGTCAAAAAGCAGATGCGGAACTTCATCAAGTTTTTGCGTGACACCAAGAAGAATGTCATTATTGTATCCCATGTTTCTGAAATCCAGAACGATCAAACCATCGAACATAGGATACAGGTAGCAACCAAGCTCTCCGATGAAATCCCCAACATGGTTGATGTTATCAGCTATCTTGGAGTGAGAAAGGAAGGGGAGGACTACAAGCGTGTTCTTTATACCCCAACGCAGGGTGGTAACTTTGACTCAAAAGACCGAACAGGAACCGTCCCCATGACCGTAGAGATTGGCGAGACAACCGGATGGCAAGACCTCATGAACGCAATGAAAGGAGAGAAGTAAATGGCATACGAAAGAAACGGGGTGCAATACCCTTCAGTGACTATGATTCTAGGATTGTTGGACAAGCCTGCTTTGTTGGGTTGGGCGAGCAATTGTGCAGTAGACTTCATAGCTGATAACTTGGAAGCGATCAAAGACCCATTGGATGTGCATCGTGGGGAACAGGTTTTGGAGCAAGCAAGGAAGGCATACGCACAGAAAAGGGACGATGCAGCTTCCGCTGGAACACAAGCACATCATGCCATTGAAGCATACATCAATGGTCTTGACCCAGAGCAATTCCTTCAATGTGACCAAGCAAGAACCGCTTTCTCGGCCTTCAAGAGCTGGGAAGAGAAGAATCATGTACAGTGGCTTGAAACGGAATGCGAGGTGTTTTCTGAGAATGTCGGATATGCTGGACGCTTTGATGCAATCGCACTGATTAACGGTCATAAGTACTTGGTGGACTTCAAGACATCCAAGGGTATCTATGACGAAATGAAATACCAGCTTTGTGCTTATCTCCAAGCCTACAATGAAGGACTCCAGGAAGGGCAAGAAAGGCTTGAAAATATCGCACTGCTCCACCTTGACAAGGAAACAGCAGAACCGACTTTCAAGACCATCGAAACCGATATTGACAGAATGACCGCATGTTTCAATCACTTGGTAATGGTGTACTATCTGCAAAAGAATCGCAGATTGAAGAACAATCCATTTGTAGCACTTGCAAAGGGTGAACAGCCCAAGGCTGCTTTCTAGGAGGAAACATGACAGTAGCAGATGCGGCAAAGATTGTAGGGTGCCATGAAAAAACCATTTACAATTACGTGCGAAGTGGAGAGTTGAAGGTCACAAGACCCTATAGCACCCCGAACAACAAAATTGAGATTAGCCAAGAAGAACTCAAACGCTTCATGGAAATTCCAAAAGGACTCTTGACTGTGGAAGAGGTTGCAGAGATGAAAGGGGTAAAGACCAAGACGGTACACAGTTGGGTAACAAGGGGGACCCTTAAACCAAAGCTGAAGTTTCTAAGACAAATTTATTTTGATCCGGAGGACTTATGACCGTATCTTGGACGGTTAAGCAAGAGGAAGTGGGGCTAGCAATAGTCCCACCATCCCACAAGGACAAGGTAAAGGAGCTGTTCTCAAAGACCGACAAGAAGCATGGTGGATATATCACCATCAAGATGTGTGAGCCGGAGCGTGTTGGGAGTGACGCACAGAATAGGGCCTTTCACAGCCTTCTTGGCGAATATTGGAAAAGTGGCCTTTCAAGTTACGAATCCTATGACGATATGCGGGACACCTTCAAGCTGAGGGCCGCCGGAGCTGATGAATACATCTTCATAGAAAACGGGAAGGTGCGCCATGTAAAGAGCCTTGATGATGTGAATGGCAGATATGCTGAGGTGCCGAAAAGCTGGGCAGACTTTACCGTAGAGCAGCGCAAGGACGCAATCGATGAAGTTATACGAGAAGCAACCATTGCAGGAATCAACTCCAGGAAGTGGGAAGAAATCTTGCGTGGTATGGAAGAATAGGCTTGTTTAATATCATATCTGTGGTATAATTTAGTAAAGGAGATTGTATGAACGACATGAATGTATTAGCAATCAATGGGCGTCTGGTACGAGACGCAGAGCTTAGCTACACCAACAGCGGTATGGCTATAGGCAAATTCTCTATCGCTTCAAATCGTAGCGTCAAGAAAAACGACAAGTGGGAAGATGAAGCTGGATTTTACGACTGTGTTATGTTTGGCAAGATGGCACAGAGTGTAAACCAATACCTCACCAAAGGTCAACAGGTCTCCATAGCCGGAGAAATCCGACAAGAGCGTTGGGAGAAGGACGGTCAGAACCGGAGCAAGGTCGTTATCATTGTGAACCACCTTCAGCTTATGGGTGGTAAGAGCGAACCGAAGGAAGAAAATCGATATCCGAAGCAACAGAGTGGGCCGGAGAGTTTTGCTGATGATAGCTCTGATTTAGGAATTCCGTTTTAGGAGGAAGAAATGAGAGAAATATTATTTAGGGGTAAAGCAGAAGAAGGGCAAACACTCAATGGTGTATCTGGATTTTGGGAATTTGGACATCTTGTAAAGTGGGCAAACCAATATTTCATTATGGATGAAAATTGTAACTGGGATATTTCAGAATCTGGCACAAGGGTAATCCCCAAAACTATCGGTCAGTTCATCGGACTTCTGGATAAGAACGGCAAGAAGATTTTTGAAGGGGATATTGTAAGAATCGAGGATTTTGCTAATGCGGTCGTGAAATGGAGAGAAGATATAGCTTGTTGGACTTTGCAGGGTTATATCATTGGCAACACGTGGGACTCCTCAATGTTAGAGGTAATCGGCAACATCCACGACAACCCAGAGCTACTTTCATGACCGAACGAGAACGATTGGACTACCAAGAGAACCGTATCCGCTTGATGGTAGAGCGTGGTTGCAAATGCGAGGTGTGCGGGAAACCGTTGCACCTCGGCAACCTCCAGTTGGCCCACCGAATTGCCTCCACCAAAGGTTACTTGAAGCAGTACGGAAATAATGTGATTCATCACCCATTGAATTTGGCTACCGTGTGCAGTCTGAAATGCAACGATGCTGTGCTACTTGATCCAAAAACACACCCGATAGAAGCACAAGCACTGATTGAAAAGATTTCGACAGCGACCAGATACTGTTCTAAGGAGGAACAGCATGGAAGAAACCAATGAGATTTATGAAAAGGTTGTCTCAATTCTTGAAGAAGGTGTGAAGCCGTTGGAACAACTCTACACAGTGAGGGGAGCAAAATTTAGTGTTGAGGATGTGGGAACAATAGCTGAGACGTTCTTTGCCATCTATAACAAAATGATTGATTATTACAAGGAGTTGAAGTGATGGAAAAGACTGAGATGATGAAGAAGTTCGAAGATGAGACATGTAAGCACTCTGTAATCTTGAAATTCATGGCAGGTGGACAAGCATTGGAAAGCAAGGACTTCCCGAAGATTGGGTCTTATGATTACAGCACTGATTACATCGCATGGCTCGAAGCAAAGGCCAATATCACTGACGATACAATCGAGAAGTTCCAAAAAATTATCAGAAACCAGTGTGATGAAATATCTGCACTCAAAGATCAACTCACGTGGCATCCTGCGAGTGAGAAGCCAGAGGAAGGGCAGTTTGTTTTTGGTTACAATCAAAAGACCAAATACTTTGACGTGATATTTTTTTACAATGGTAGCTTTTACCTAAGAGGGATTGCTGTCACTATCACTCACTGGTTACCCATTCCACCAGTACCAGAAGGAGAGTGACTATGGAAAAGAGTGAAATGATGCTCAGATATGAGCAAGAGACGGGCAGGAAGAGTGTAAGGGGCATAACTGACGGTATCCATGATGTTTGGTTCGATATTTGGCATTATCAGTATCTTGCGTGGCTTGAAGCCAAGGCCACAGCCTACGACAGGCTGATGAGTGGTGGGAAGAAAACCCTGAAAGAGTGGGCTAATATCTTTGGGATGTATTTCGCTGTTGGTAAGAGTGGTGTCGGGTATGCCTATAAATACGAGCCTTTGTTAGCGGGTAACAATTTTAGTGGTCAGTGTTTTTCTGTGATTTATCCAGAGTTCATCGACTACACCGGCGATTGGAAAGACTCCCTCACCTTGCCCGATGAATGGGAGGACAAGCAATGAAAATGGACGATGAACTGAGAGTGTATCGAGTCAAGGCCAATATTCGTGGCAAGGAAATGTACCTCGGTGAGGAAGGAGCTTTCTATCACAATGGGGATAAGGACATCA